AGATTGATATCGTTGATAAAGTAGGAAACATCAGCAGTATCATCGATTGGTAACGGATAGTTACCAGAGGAAGATATTATGAAAGGTTCTACGTAAGTGTCTGGATTATCATTTATTTGATAGAAAGTATAGTTAATTCCTTTATTGAAGAACAGATTAGGAGAGGGAGTATCATTTAAGTAAAATTGGTTATTTTTGAAAGTGACTGTGAAGTCAGTGACAATACCTTCTTCGAAATCCATTTTAATCTTGAAATCCCCACTATTCGCAATTCCCTGCACAATGGCTTCGTTTACAGGAGTGTTGAAGACTGTTGTATTTTCAATAAGAATGTTATCTTGACTGGGAATTGTTAAGATACCTGTAGATTGTGTTGGATCGTAATTTGTACTTGTCTCCAAAGTTGGTAATATTTCTTCACCATTTACAATTACTGTTAAGTTATTACCTTCAGTAGACACCAATACATTATTCCATTCTTGTGCAGCCAGATCAACTGGATAAACAACGGGATTTGTGTTTGCGTTAATAATTACACTAGATTCTGTGAGAGTTAAGAAATCGTTGTCACCGTTCTTTAAGAGAATAGTATCTGTAAAAACATCGTTTTGGTTGTTAACATAGGTCGAATATGTGAATGCTTCTGTTTCTGGTTCATCTATGTTGTTAACGATAGCTAAACTAGAACGGAATGTGATATCTTCGGTTTTACCGAGATCCAGAGAATACTCGTTAATAACTGAGTTACTATTTAAAGGATTTGTTTCAGCTTGGATGTAGATGTGGTTGTTGTTACCGGAAACGTCATATGCAACATATGTGTTTGTATCTGCGTCAGGATCAACATATGGATCGTTTGGTGCTGCTTCTTGGAATGATAGAGACACAGTTGCTTCTTGGATAATGGTAGCAGTAGCATCGACAGTTTGTCCGTCTGTTTGTATCGTCTCGCCTTCATCTAAGAACTCACCTGTTGTTGGATCAAAGGTCATTAATGTCGGTCCGGCACTCATATCAACTGTTGTATAAGAAACACCACCATTGTTGTTAATATTACCTTGTTCATCTTCGACGGCTATAAACAAATATAAGGTAATTTCATATTCTAATTGAGCATTTAACCAAGAATTACCTGATCTAATAAACATTTCACCGAAAGTACCAGATATCGATATAAAGTTGGTTGTTGGATCATTATCAATTTGTGATATCACCGCTGGTGTATTACTCTTACTCTTCAACACATTGATATCAACCGGATGACTATTTGTATTGAATAAACCTACGTATACTGAAAATTTACTATGAATATCATACGCTTGTATGTTCGTTACAGTTACAATTTCATCACCTTGATTGTGTGTCGCAGACACATTAGCATTAGTTATTACGGGTAATGTGGAATCGGTTGTTTTGATTACAGAACCTTCTAAGTAATCTACAGTAATTGTGTTATTAGCAGGATCGGTAAGAACAATTTGTATAGAATAAGCACCACCTTGGACAAGTTCATCGATAGTGAACGTGTTAATGGTTAAGTTGTTGTATTCAATATCAGTAAATTCTTTTGTGATAACCGAGTTGTCTAAGGCATATGTTGCTTTGATGCTCACTGTGTATGTGTTAGACACATCGGATAATGGTATTGGTTGATTTGTATAAACATCATTGCCCATGTTTTCTAACTTGAATCCCAACGACGTGTCTGTTGTGTCATTCAATCGTATATCGAATGATGGTGCACTGTTGTCGAACAGAACATTAGTTGAAGATACGGATACAGATTGATTGATATATGTAAGAGAGTGTGTTGCTGAAGGGATGCCGGTAGAGGGGATAGTTGCGGATATACTCCAGTTGATATTATCTGTTGTTGTTGGATTGGAAACAGAGACATTGAAAATTTTGATATTACTGAAGTCAGTAACAGAAGATTTGTACGTGGTAGACCATTCCATAACAACTTCATCATTGTTTCGAACAAAATAAGTATAGGAGTTATTACTTAATGATGGTGTTGATATTGTATAATCGAAATTTACGGTGGTACTGTATGTTATTTGATTTGTATGATCGTCTAACATAGCATAAACGTAATATTGGGTTTGTATATTTGGTATAAATCTGTGGTTAGTGAAGGTAGAACCATCTGTACTCCAATAATTATTAATTGTATTCGACGACAACAAAGATACGAAATCGATGTTCTCGCCAGCTTGCGACTCACTCAAACGTTTTGTTATACCTGTTGTATTATTAAAGAAATCTTTAATACTATCAGTATTGTCTAAAGGTGTTTTTAATACTTCGATATATAGATCATATGGTTTGGTCTTTTCGGTTAATGTTGAAGTATTCAACAACTTGACTACAGGATCGTTATTTTCTATATAACTTTCTACAAAAGCTTCAATAAACGGTAAATCGAAGGCAGTTCCTACTGTTCCGATAACAATATTATTTGACTCTGTGAATAAATTAGATAAAGAAACAGTGACCTCATAATCCGTGTTTTCAAGTAGATTATCGAAAACATAAGAGTCCGGAATCAAGGACTTGTTAGAATAAGTATTTACTAAAGTTTGGTCATCGACATTGACAGTAATTTTAATCAAATCGTTGTTAGAGTTGACAGTATAATCGTCTATATTATCACGTATGTTTTCGATACTAACTTGACTTGTGGTGGAAGAGAAATGAATATCATTGATATTGGTTACTAATGGGATACCATTGACGTTTTCACCCATATTATGATGGAATTTACAATGAGCATATAATGAACCAGATATAGTATCATTAATTGTAATTACAATGATATGATTAATATCATCTTTGAATAATATATCAATTTCGTTAGTTGGATGAGAAGCCGAATAAGTAAATCGTAATGGATGGTTCGATCCTGATGTACTACTTGTGTTGTCAAATATATATGTATGACCTCTTATATATTCAGTTACATTTGGATTAAACACATATCTACTGTTAACAACTGTTACATTGATACGATGAATATTGTAATCTACAGGATATCCAACAAGAGCCGGTTTATCTAATTGTACGAATATGGGATCTACGTCATTTTGATTGAAACTGGAGATAGATGTGCCAATGTCAGGTGTTTGTGACACAGAGAAATTGACTTGACCTTGAGTATGAGTAGATATCACGGTGTTTGTTGCAGACCAATTGATACCATCAGTGGAAATAGCTGTTAATGTATCACCTAACATAGAAATAACTAATTGATAATCGAATATTCTATATTGGGATTGGAAAGATACGGTAATGGTGTTACCTAACTGTGCTACATCGTTTTTGGAGAAATCGGTAACCAAGGAGTAATTTGATAGAATGTTATCGATTGTTCGAACAGTGTTAGATATGATAAAGTTTCCGTCTAAATCGATTGCCAGACAGTAAATGTAATATGTTTCTTCGGTATGAATATCGTATTGTTGCGAATCTCCATCTTTGTAGAATTTAAAGAGATTTTTAACTGTTTCGGTGTTGGAGTTTATGAGTGATATGAAGTCATTGGTTAAGTAGTTGTTCATAATGACATTTTTTTTGTTTTGGTCGAAACCGGTGATTTGGTAATTGAAAATAGATATGTACAGATTGTATTCGTTGTTATCGTTTGTGTTGGTAACAATAGTAAAACCCGGAACGTTAAAGTCTTTTGTAACAATAGCACTAGATATACTAGTTATTGTAGGGATTGTAACATCAGAAGTTTGTATAGGGTTGTAGTTATTATAATTAAATGTTTTACTTTTGTTTGCCGGATCCGTTACAGTACAATTCACACGATACTCTTTGGCTTCTATTAAATTGCTTAAAGTAAAGTTATTTGTAATCAAGTTGTTATAATCTACATTAAAATGATAATCATTAACAGAGTTATCTTCTAAGAAGGTTGTAGTGAAATGAACGTTGTATGATGTGTCGATATTTGGTACGGGTACAACTTGATTGGTGTATGTATCAGCACCAAAGTTAGTTAAAGTAAATATTAGGTTGTTGGTGTTTTTGGATACGAATTGTATCTCGAAGTCAGGAGCTGCATTATCAAAAAGGACTTGATTGGTCACTATAGTCAGTGGTTTGTTTAAATATGAAATAGAGTGATCGGGAGTACCAGAAGTCACGACGGAAGTCACGCTCCAGTTTAGACCATCTGTTGAATATGGTGTTGTGGTAGTAGAATTGCCGAATATTTTGATGTTAGAGAAGTCAACAGGTCGGGATCGGTATGTGGTACTCCAAGACATTCTTACAGTGTCACCTATTCTAACGAAGTAATCATAGGTATCGTTAGTTAAAACTGCTTGAGAGAAGGTGAAATCGAATAATATTGATTGTTTACTGAATATCGGTGGTGTTGCTGTATCATCTACAAGAGCGTACAAGTAATACGTGTCTTTGGTAGATGGAATGATAGTAATTTCGGTGGAACTGGATGGAGATCCGTTGAAATAAGTGGTGAAATCATTATTTGGAATGATAGATGTAAGATCAATGTTATTACCAGTGTTGTTTTGAGTGCTTTGTGGTGTGGTAGATTTGAGGAAAGAAGTTGCTACGGATGAGTCGTTAATATCGAAGTCTGTAACAGCGATATATATGTCGAATTTGCTGGTAAACTCAGTAACTCTAGACGAGGAGGATATTTGTACAAGCGGATCGTATGTGGTGGTGATTTGGTTGTTTGTAGATGACACGGATATGGTTGGAATATCTTTTTTCGTAATGAGACTTCCCACTAACAATCCAATCGATTCTTTGAATAAATTGGATAAAGTCGCACGGACTTCGTACACATCATTTTCTAATAAATTATCGAAGACGAAAGCGGATGGTACTTCACTAATATTGTTGTACAGACCTCCTTTGGTTGTGCCATCAACTGTCAATTCTAATTTGAATAGATTGTTGTTTGAGTTGATTGTGTGATCATCGATATAATCAGCAATGTTTGTAACCGTTAAGGATGTGAGTCCGGTAGTTATAGTTTGTTGGGTTCCTGTTTTGAGAATTGGTGCTTCTTTTTGTATGTAGAGTTCGTCATAATTTGTGTTATCAAAGGTAGATACACTATCTAATTCTGGAGTTTGGACAACATTAAATAAAAGTTGTCCGGAGGAGTTGGATGCTTTAACGGTATTTTCGGCAACCCAATTGAGACCGTCACTAGACACAGCATTCGTAATAACATCTTCCATCATCGTGATTTGGAATTGATCTTTATCGTATAATTTGAAAAACGAACTGAAAGTAAGAGTTGCTTTGTTGTTCAGTTGTGCTACATCATTTACGTGGAAGTCTGTTACAATACTGTTTAGAGTGATGGTGTTATTGATGAAATGAGACGTCTTAGAGAAAGTCTTGTTACCAGAATTATCAACCACGTAACAGTATATGTAGAACATTTTTTCTGTTAGGATGTCTCTTTCAATGTTAGATGAGTCGAAGTAAGTGAACACACGTTGTTGCATTTGTTCTGGAGTGTAATTGGTCTTTTCGATAGCATTGAATGCGTTTACAGTAGTCAATATAGATTCAACAATTGCTATGTCATCATAATTGACATCTAGAACAGCTACATACACGTTATAATTATGTACATTGATTGTGAGTTGTGTTGCTGTATCGTATGTTGATACGGTGATGTCGATACCGGGACGCATTTCTGGGTGATCTGTGATAGTGGATTTGTTAATGTATTGGATTACAGGAGATGTAATATCGAGAGTTTCTACCATACTGGTACCGGATCGAGGTAATATGTGTTCTGTGATGTTACCCGCACGATCAGTGAGTGTAGCATATAGTGTGTAGATGGTTTCGTTATCTAAGTTTTCAACATAATACATTTGGTTTATGATTGGGTTAACTACAGTAGTGGAACGAACGTGGTTGTCGTTACTAGCGTAGAAAGATACGGAGTAGTTTTCGTAGGGGGTTTTGTTGGACATAATGTCGAAGTAAGCATCAGAGATACTAATAACACTGAATGCGACGTTTTTGTCGGAAGGCGGATACATTCTGTATTCTATTTCGGGGATGGTATTATCGATATACATATTCGATTCGATTGATGGGAATATGTTACTTAAAGTGACTGAGCCGTACATATAGAGTCCATAAGACAAAAGACCATCTTGTGGCCATACATTGGATACTTGCATTTGATATGTGTACAATACGGTATTGGAACCATTGTCAAGGATAAATGGGTTTTTAACATCGACTTGTGTGACATAATCCATATTGTTGGAGAAACCATCAATATTCATAAATACTTGGTTTGGAGGGGAGTCTTTAGTGGAGTGGAACATAATGTTGACGTAATCTCCGTTGACAGCGACTTGATAATCGTTTCTGTCGGCACTGGTTAGATTACTAAATGCGTAATGGACGGGATAATATGGGGAACCGGGCATAAAAGATTTGTCAATCACGTGATTGACGTGGAATTTGAAATCGTCACAGAATACGATGTTTCTAGCTAAATCGAATGTTTGTTCCCACGATTCTTCGTTAGTCCAAGCACTAGAACCTAAAAATATCTTACGATCTATGATAGAAAAGTCTTTTATATTAAGAGTTTCACTTGTACATATTAACTCGAAGCCTCTGTATAGTTTGATTTTGTCTTCGTGTGTTGCAAAATTGTTAAAAGTAAGAGTGTAATCGTAAATTGTATTTGCTTCTGTAATCATATCTGGTTCTATGGTTACACCTTTGATGTTCACTGAATCTGTTATTGTACCTAATACAACATTTAAACTACCAACATCTCTACCCACGGTGATAGTTACACCGGATCTACCTCGTATTTGGTAACCAACAGTTAAATAGTTAACAGCTTTGGAAGTGTCTATTTCACCCAACTCAGCAACCTTAAATTCAATAGTGAACGATCCGTCTGGATTATGTACAGAGTTGAGATCAAGATAAGCAATGTCGTCAAAAGTATTAATATGATAACCGTTGTATACACCATTATATGAATTAACATCAAGATTCTGGTTGGTGTTCAAATGCTTGAATTCTAATCCGTTCATTCGTTCGTAAGACGATGTGACAGGATTTCTTCCCAAATAAGATTCTTCAAAAGTCCACGAATACGAATTTGCCATATTTATTTAATAGATATAAATATAAATATTAAACGTTTAATATTTATGTTAAAACAATAATTATTCTATACATTATTATATATCTGTTTGTTAATTAGAAACTCTGTATGCATAAGACGGTTATTCGTTCACAGGTGTTGTTAACAATTGTTCAAAGATATTCTTTCTAAAGCAAATAGTGGTGTTATTGGGTACAATGTCTCCATCAATAGATGTCAAATGTTCTTCGTCAACAAAGGTAATATCGTCGGTAGTAACTTGTTCAAAAAGAGTATTAAGATATTCATCAACGACTGTATCATATTCATCGTGAGAACCAACGATGTGGCCATACATAATATACTTGTATGTCAGTTTAAACAATTGTAATAACCAACCATTTTCTTTGAATCGATCGAAAACGGTAGTAATGTCCGGAGTGCCCCAACCCATAGTGGTATTGTATATGACGTCACTGAATTCGGTATTGTTTACTGAATTGTCCCACTTTTTGATACTGATTCTTGGATATAGACCATATTTTTCGTTAATTGTTTGTAATGTGTATGTATCTAATTCTTCATCATACACATATGCTTGGTTAATTCGCACATCTCTGTAGTTGGATACAAGGTACTTGTTGGACATATCCTCCACAATAAATTTAAGATCATATAGAGGGACTTTAAAGTAATATAAGAATTCTATATCATAGAATTTGTTTCCTGAATTTCTGTTGTTAAAGTTGTAGATGTCGTTAATTTGTACATATTGATTGGATAGATTGGAGCCCATATCGAAATATATTGTTTTTCCGGGGGATTTGAAGCCATTCGCGACTTCCAATACATTGAAATAGTAGTTGAAATCTGTTTTACACTTATTCTTAAAGAATCTGGAATACGGATCAAAGTTACGAATCGGGAAAAGATCATTAATGTTTGACTTAGCCTCGTGAGAGAAGTAAACATTATTACCGATAAACCTACCTCTGTGAATGAACGACAATTGTACATCTTTAGGCATACCACCTGTTTTAACTATTGTTGTGTTATCGAAATTCACACCCGACCCATCTTCCAAGATAGGTAAAATGTCGTGATTACCAAAGTCACAAACTTTCCATCTATTTCCGTGTTGTGCTATGTTGTGTGCGCTACTATAAATAAATGAACCAGAAAACAACTCTGCGGTGTTTCTAGTGGTGTTGATAGACATTGTAAAACCGGAGAAGTCCCCGAAAGATTCACCTTCGTTTATTGCAGTTACAATTTCATTGGTAGAACCCAGACTTGTACCATCCCTGAAGTTAAGACGTTCCATAGCTAAATCACCACCGTGAATATTGAGTTGTACACCGTGTGTGGCGTTATCGTGAGTCTCGGTTTGTATACTCATCGTGTCTATATTAAGAGTATTACCACTGAGATATAGATCTCTCCATTTCTTCTCAGGTGTACCTAAATCGTATACTTCGTTTTGATCAGGTACAAGACTGGAAGATACATTGGACGCTGTTAGATTAGCAACACTCAGTGTCCCTGAGATAGTCGCCAGTCGTGTAGAAACTTCATCCGCAACTAATTTGTTAATTAAAGCAGTAATTGAACTAGCATCCAAAGAAGTTAGAACATTCAGTGAATCTGTTGTAAGAGAAGTTGTTGTGGTATTCGTTGTTTGAATAGATGAGGATGTTATTGTGTTATTTACGTTAATAGAGTCTGTAACAGATATAGAATTAGTAGTTATTGTAGGAGCGGAAAGAGTTTCTTGAATTTGTATATTTGAGACGGTAGCAGTGTCGATTGTGATAGTATTAATAACAGCATCGTCTACAATGAGATTGGATATAGATGTATCTACAGCGGTAAGAGTATCAGTAACTGTTACATTACAGAATGTAACATGACCACCGAAATCGATTATATCGTTACTGAAACTGGATAGAGGGATATTAGATGTGATGTCATCGAACCAAGTGGTTTTGGTGCCAGTGTAGAAGTCACCAAGAGTCATATCTTTTTTGAAGAAAGAAAGTGGAAGATTTTTGATACCGTATACATTGGATGCGTGTCCGTTCCAAATGTGAAGGGAGTCTAAACCATTAATGTTTCTAAACTTAATACCAGAATAATCACCCAAGACGTTAACTTCGATAGTTTTAATACCCGCGATGTAACCATTGAATATTTCAATATCACCATCTGTTAGTTTTGAACCTTTGATTGTACCTACAACATCCAATGTTTCAGTAGGATTTTCTGTCATAATACCAACACGTTGAGCAGTACCACCGTAGTTACCGAAGTGAATATCATTACCATTAGCGTACCAATATCCACCACCACCATTACTGGCATTGCCACCACCATTTGTTGGATCAGTTGTTTCAAACTCTGTTATAGGCATAGTGTTACCGGTAGAATTGTATGTGTTGAACGAGTAGTTAGAATCGTTGACGATAGGACCTTGACCGAAAGAAGCAACCAGTTGTGCTGCACTTTCCCCAGGCGTAGAAGCATTGAAATATTTGACTAATTCTAAATTCATATTATTTGGATTGACACGGAATGCGTAACCTAATAAATCATCTTCGGTAACTTGATGAGTTATATTAATTTCGCCGGTATACATTTCACCATCTATTTTCAGATCATTCAAGGAATGAAGAGAACCACCTAATTCGATTTCATCGGTAACAAGTGCTAATTTTTTGGTATAAGAGGTTAAATATACATAATCTGTGTCTGAATAGAATATTGCATCACCGATATATACCGTTGTATTCTCATCAGCAGGAGACAACGCAATAGCATTCGAACCATACACTTGGAAATTGTATATACCGTGTTGTTCTTTATAGTTGTCAATAATTGTGAGACATTTATCCGGTTTATTAATGTTATTATCTGTACCAACTACAATGTTTATTCCACCATTTGTTCCTAACTGAAGGTCAATAGGATTGTAGAAATCGTCGACATCGTTGATGGCATAGACACCTTTTGTTATGAGAGAGGATATAATAAAAGAACCTTGATCTTCACCATAATCTGTTGTTAATCCGCCTAATAATGACATTATTTAATTTTAATTAGATAATATAGGATTTACTCAATTTTAAGAGTTTGAAAAAATATTATTTAAATTTGGCAATTCATTACTTTTCAAAATTAAACGCATTTTTATTTTAAGTTTGGAAGTACTACTCTTACAACAATTAAATAATTCAAAAAATAAATAACTTAATTATTAATATAAATGTCTGCTGCTTTGTCAAAGGTGATATTAACTAAATTTCCAAACTTAATAAAACAAAAGTTGTCTGTTAAGGAGTTACTCGAAAAAAGTAACGACGTGGTGATTGACAATGAAAAACCGGCAGTGGAACCTACGGTGAAGTATGCTTTGAAAGTATTTTCAAGACGTCAATTAATTCTTTTCTTATTATCCAAATGGTATATCATATTATTCTTGTGTGTTTTATTCTATATTTATGCTAGATACTTTTACGAAAAACGTATTCGATGGTTCAATACCGCTGTTATGATAAAGTTAGATCCAGAGACCATTGAATACAGCAACAAAATGGCACAATTCTTCTACTATTTTAACTACTGTAAGAATTTTAAACTAGATTGTTACAACGATTCAATAAAGAATAATCTTTATTATCACGAGGTCTTTGATGAATCGTTCACTTCCAATATGAATTCAATAGACACAACTATGAAAAACAGTGCTTTCGAGAACGAGACTTTTTTCAAGTCGTTTGCAGAAGAAATAGATAAATTAACAAAAGAAGATGATCGTGATGATTATAAAGAGAAGTATATAAGTGATACACAGAAATTGATGAATTCTAATTTTAGATGGACGAGAATGGATAAGTATAAGAAGAAAGGTGCTAAAAAAGATCTTATTAACACCTTGTTCCATAGTTATTTACCTAATATTTCCCAAAAATCTTTAGAACAGAAGTATCATAACTATATAGATGAAAACTCTATATTAAACTTTGTTGATGTGGATAGTCTAGTCAACAACAATTTATCGAGTATAATGTCAAATATCACATTAAATAAATATGGATATTATTTGAACGAGCCTTTAGGTGATATTATAAATAGAATAAGTCAAGCATTAGAAGAGAAATACGGTGAATCCTATTCTATCAACAAATGGGAAATAAATGACATTTTATCCAATTACAAACCAACTGATATGATTTATGACACAAATGATATGCCCATAAAAGAATTATGCAAATATTTGTTCGAACAATACAAAGAAGTGTTATTTGAGTATTTTGATATCAATGATAGAATTTATGAGAGACTTAAACGAAAATATTGGAATATGAGTGATGTAGATCTTGACGAATGTCCCACCGAAGAAGATGAAGAAGATAAAAACTTCGATAACGAAGACAAACAAGAACAATTCGAAACGTGTATGAAGATATTGATGTTTATTGAGAGTCTTGAACAAAGATTCAATGGAGGGGAACGGGATAAATTTATGAATGAAATCTATTTTTTTATAGAACACAGTGTCTATACAATTTTCGATCTAAAATCAGGGAATCCAATCTTTCCCGAAGGAGTCGCGACGAATATCATATACACTTACCAAACACTTATTGATTATATATATTTGTACGAAAAACCTGATATAATAAAACAAGCTGTAGAGTTTACTATATATTATTTGTTAACACCGGGGGAAGAGAAAGAGACAAGGTTAGAGAGTATGATTAATATGAATGTTTTGATGAGTGAGATGTTTGTAATGAATCAGCATTATCTACCGACATTAATAGATTATAGTGATAAGAGGAATCCGAGTATTGCGATACTGAAGAGATTGTACGACAAATTTTTAAAACATTTACTTAATTACTTTATAATAGATGGTATAGCAAAACAGTGGAGTAAAGTGGTCATATTCAAGAGACCTGAAAGATGGTTGTGGTTGTTCTACCCCTTAGTGCAGTATCTTGCTAATACGAGTATAAAAGACATCTTAGGAATACTGGAGAACTTTGAAGAGAGATTTACTACTGATGAAAAGATTGATAAAGAAGAAAAACGGGAGAATTTCTTTGGTGGTATCGGCAAAATTGTGAAAGCGTTTGCGAAACTACCCAGTTTCCTAAGTAAAGGTATTACATTATTATCAAACATCTTGAATCCTTTCAAATTGCTTGAAATAATTGCTAAATTCGTAATCATATTAATATTAATCGTATTGAAACTCGTCCTTTTCACGATTAAGATTGGAGATGTGTATATAGGAGAGTTTATCATTTCAATATTCGTTGGACTTTTATATTCATACTATTATGTTATATTATTTGTTATATCTTACACGTTTACATTCATTATGCGTCACACCGATGTCTACACTGGAGGGTTTGTGTATAGATTCTTTTACTGGATGTTCGGTGCAAACGAAAACGCACCCGCTGCTTGGTATAAACGTTCCGGACATCATTATGGTATGCACACTTGTAAACCAGAAGAAGACGACGACGGTGAAATCGAAGAGTTCAAACAAGATGTAATAGAAGGTTTTGATAACAAGAAGTGTGTAAACAAGTTTCAAAATAAAGTTACCAGAATGTTTTTAGCATATTATCCTTGTGGTAATAGATATAAACCTGATACAGAGCTGAATGGTCTTATGTGTGCTAGAAATATATTCCAAGAACCATCATATTGTCTCCAGTCCAATATATTTAGATTACGTAATAACTTGAAAGTAGAAAGACCCTTTATACCTGAAAATTTTATGCCAACCGTCGAGTTCACAAAAGGTATGAATTCGAAACGTAAACGCATCATAAATCAATTCAAAAAAATGAAAGAACGTTTCTACTTTAATTGTGAAACGTCAATGAAAAAATACAATTCATTAACAAAGAACGTGTGCCGTATGTATGCCGGTCTAGACGGTTCTGGTCGTAATAAAACCATGGATTCGTTATGTTACAATGCATATTGTGTAAACGGTACAAGAAATGTATTTTGTAATAAATTGACAGAGACGTATACACAGAGTGCAAATGAGAAACCGGGAATAGTATCGAGGATTTTTGTGTTATTCATTTATATAATTATAACGTCATACATAATATCGAATATGATAAATTTAGACACAATTGTTTAGATATTCTTTAATCATATCAATATTTCTTTTCATCATTGAGTCAGTGGAGTTAAGGATGGTAGAAAGATGCTTGAATACTACACTTTTGTTCGGTGTTTGTTTTGTTTTTTCTTGAATCACAGTGATAATAATCTGTTTTACAATATCGTGATATTCAAGTGATTCGTAAAGTTCGTTTTCCAAGGTTATTTCTGGTCTCAATTTATCATCTTCAACATTTCTAAAGTATTCTATATAGATGTCCATCTCACTTCGATCAGGATCACGCTGTAAGATAATACTAAACTTAGATCTCATTGTATTCTCAAAGGTATCTGTCTCTTCTTTCAACAATGTTACTGATTTTGGTAAACACTCGTCCATTAAACTCAATTTTTCATTACGTACCTGTTTAAAAAAATATTCCAAATCGATGACTGATATATTATTGTTGAAAGACGACTTGTAGATTGTTTTTATCTTTTCTTTCATAACGGTTTCGTATGTTTCGTATTTGATTGTCAAATCAATGATTTTTTCCATAAAATCTTGTTCATCAAGTTCAACATAATCGAGATAGAGATGAATGAACTCTGTGTGATTGGTAGTTTTATCTAAAAACGTTGTGAAGATATTGGACATAATACCATACTTTTTCAAAAAGTTATGATGATACTCTTTGATATTGTATTCCACATTATCACTAAAAGTTTCACAGTATTTCACATATTCATACACCGATATATCACGACCAAATGTTTCGCTGAAAGTCTCAATAATATCTGTAGTAAGAGATGATTTCTTTTGATATCTGTTTGAGAAATACATATTTACCAGATTTTCTTTGCTTTCAAAGAAACGATTGAAACAAACCAGATCACTTACATCTGGTTCTTTTTCAAAAGTCTTAACAAATTTGTCTACAAAATACTGTTTGTAATCTTCAAGTTCAAAACTAGAAGTATTTGTCTTGTTAGACTTTTGGAATGAATTGAAAACTATCTGTTCCATCCTTTGTTTCAATAACTGATTATTTGTATTGATAAAGTCAATTTCCTTGAATTGTTGTAATACAATATTCATTTTTTCTTCATTAATACTCCCCGAATAATAAAAACTATGTAGATTCTTAATCAGTTCCCTGTAATGATCATTGAAACAAGGTTCTTCTTTTATAAATGTTTCAATATCATAACGATTGAATCCTTTTTGGGATTTCATTTGATATGTTATAAATTTCTTCTTCATATCTTCCAATAATGATTCTTCTTCGTTTCCTATTAACACATTCGAAAATACACACCGAAACACATCATCATAATACACCTTAAACTCTTTCGTATTTATTATATAATTTATCAAGAATGACGTTGATGTGTTCGGTTTCATATTTTGTCGTTGGTAAGATAATAACACACTGGATGCAGTTGCTTTATTATCTTGGAAAAAACTATTACAAACAGTCTCTACATCCATTTGTAGTACATATATATATCTTTACTTAAATGGATTTATGTATTGGATTTAGGAACAGACCTTCGCATTTCGATGTTGTCACACATCAAAGGACCACCACAAACTCCCGTAACATTCGTTGCCTGTGGACCATTCTGTCCATCAATAATATTGAAATGAACATACTCTCCCTTTCGTAGAGTCTTAAAGTTACTGTTCAATGGACAAATTCCACTGTGATGAACGAAAATATTACATCCCTTCTTCTCTCCGTTATATACAGTAATAAAACCGTATCCAAGTTTCTTGTTAAACCACTTACAGTTACCAATTACATCACCGTACTCGATCGTATCCACCATCTCCTCTACAACTTCAGCATCCTGTAGAGTGGGGATGTTTTGTTCATTGGTGTTTTGTTCGTTTGTTGACATTCTAAGTTTTTGATATATATGTTTATAGTTCAAATTCTTAAATAAATTTTATGATTTTGAATAAATGTTGAGTTTTATTTGTTTAATTATAATTATTGTCGCCTACACTTACCTCTACTTAAAACCAAAAACGGATTTTCAAATTCTGCAAGCAAATTTAAATAATATTACGGATGATCT